CCTTCCAGGTCTTTAATGTTGTTAGCGCTTAAATCCTCATAAAACCACGCGACCCACACTAGACGACCATTCACGGTAGCCTGTTGGATATCAAAGTAGCGCACATAAGCGCCCATGCGTGCGTTGTTAGATAGCATCAACCGCCTCAACCCCATCGGAGTCGAGGCGGTGATAAAATTCGGAATGGCTGTCGGAAGCGTGTCCCTGCCCATTCCGCTATGCTATTAGAGCTTAACGATCAATGGAGACTTGCCAGAAGCCGCGCCGAGTTCGCCAGTCTGAAGCGCTTTCACGCCGAAGAGTTGATCGATGGCAACGCGCTTTGCGTTAGTTCCGTAGGCGATCTCAGGCTGTTCAGCCATTGAAGGAGCCTTCTGGAAAGCAATACCAACAGCGTCTTTGCTGTAGAAGTACGCCTTACCAGCGGCAACGCCTTGATGAACCATAACGGGCATACCCCACACGCGACCGATTTCGCCGGATGGAATATTGCTTGATCCATAATAATCAGCGCGAACGAAATCAGCGATCTTGAGCATTACTTTCTCTTGATCAGGGCCGACCATCATCACGCAAGAAGCAGGATCAGCGAACGACTTTACAAGATACTCGCGAGCATCAAGGATCAAGTCAGAAGTGATCGGAGCGGTACCAATATCAAGGCCTGCACCGTTTTCCAGTACAGAAATGATTTGCTCGTCAACATAGCGACCGTGTGCAGAAGCAGCACGGAGCGCGTTTTCAATCTGAACATCAATGCTGGATTGAATCTCGTCAGACGAGTCAACCAACCAAGAAACATAAGCGTTCAGGTTCAGATCGAGCTTGTCAGTCGTAGCCGACAGAGCTTGGATTTCGCCAGGAGCCGCACTAGCGCGGTTCTCGACGGTGAAAGAAGACAGCTTCGGAAAGCTGATCGACTTCATTCCTTTACCAGCATAGCTAGAAAGGTCGGTTACGGTTGCCAAAAGCTTAGCGCGGAATTTAAGTTCCTTTTGCACCAAGCTAGTGATCAGGTCATTTTTGGTTGCACTGAGTTGTGTGTTCCCAGTAATTACATCAGCCATGATTTTCTCCTTTAGGCTTTGAGCGTTTTCAGTTTTTCAATAATCTCATCTTTTGAGAGTTCCTTTACAGACTTCCCATCAGAGTCGAACTTACTAGCCGAAAAGTGAACATCACCCGGCTTGCTGGCGGTGTTAGTGAAGAAATACGGTTTCGACTTCGCTAGATTAGACAACTGAGTCTTGAGTTGTTCGATGTTGAGGTTAAACCCCTCATCGATTTCTACGCTTGACCAGTCGCCGACCTTCACGATGTCTTCCAAGGCTTCCTTGCGAGCTCCCATCGAGACGGCCAAAGATTTGACCTCTTTTTGGAAAATCGTTTTAGCATAAGCAGCGTCTTTCGCTTTTAGTGCTTCCTCAATCTCCCTTTTGGATTTCAAGGCGTTTTCTAGGGCTTCTTTGTATTTGCCCTGCTCTGCTAAAACAGATTGCTCCCGCTCGTGCTCCTTGGCCGTGAACTCATTCAATTTTGCTTTCAGGGCTTTAATCTCCCCGATCGCCTTTGAATAGGTTTCATACTTTACCACATCGCCCGAACTATCCCGACTTCCGGCACTGCCTTCAGCAGGTTGGCCACTGGCCTGATTCTGTTCTTCCATTCTCTTTTATCCTCCTTGGGTTATCAAGTTATTTTGTTTTAAATATTACGGCGAATGTAACGAATGACAATCTTTTTCGCCTGAGCGAGAAGTTTTTGCTCCATTACTCTACCGAATCCAAAAAACGCTCGCCCAGCTTCGGCGACAAACCTGGCTAGGTCTGCGTTTCTTATCCTTTTTCCAACTCTTGAAATGCCTTTTTTCGTTTTAATAGAATACGGCTCATGAAAGCCATCGAACACAATTCGAACCGTTCGACCCACGACCGAATGCGTGATCGCGTCCATGAGTTGACCGGTGAGCGTCAAATTGGAACGACTCTTAGAATAAGCCGGATGAATGCGAGTGGATTCGGCAATCTTTGCTCGCTTCTTAATCCAAGGCTTTGATAGCCTCTTAAACTTTTCGCCGGTCACTGGTGAGGTGCCTTTTCTTGAGCTAAACTTCAACATATCAACAGCGAGTGTTCCGACCTCGTTTAGCATTTGTTTATTCTCTAGCACGCTTTTTAATTTGAATTTCACATCTGATTCCAGGCGGTCGATGCTTTTTTGATTTATTTTGAGCCTCATTCAATTTCTTCCTCGATCTCGAATAGCTGCCCAAGGTTTCGAATCCCCTGCACGAAATCAATCGCAGCTTCTTGAGTCTCAAGCGAACTTACGGCTCTAGTTCCAACGCTTCGATCGATCTCGCTTTTAAACTTCGGGATGATTTCTTTCTTAACCTCATCGGTCGTCACACCAAAGAACTGCCTGCGATACTTTCCTTGAGGAATAGTCGGATGCCCTTCGAATCCCGTTTGATGACCGTACGCCTTTGGTGCGTCCGTAGGATCATCAATCCCGATCACCACGCTTGCACCGTCTTCTTCGAGAATGTCAATCGAGCGGAGCATATCACCGGAAAGCGTCATGTTGACATTGTTCCTAGACTTGCCTGCGGCTTTGAATGCCAGGCTTTCAGCATAGGCCTTTGAATAAGGGCTTTTTAAATCTTTGCGCCCTATCCCTTTGCCATCCTTGGCACGATCCACCATGTAGTCGATAATTCCTTGCGCAATCTTACGCACTAAAACCGGATCGGATGAAATATCCTTACCGATGATCTCGGTTAAGTTTAACTTCTGTTCGATTCGGGTTTTTCTTAGCTTGATTCCAGGCTCAGCCATTCAAGTCTTCGGACTCCTCTTCCTCGTTTTCCTCGTCGACAGTCTGAGGGGTGGGGAGCATTCTTTCGATCTCTGCACCCTGCTCGGCTTGAATGGTTTTAAATACCTCTTGAGCCTCATCTAGCTCTATCTCACGATCAAGCGCGATTGCTTCGACCTGAGTGATCAGGCCCATTTCTTTCCTTTGTTGAATCATTGCCAGCTTCTCGCTTTCACTCATGACAGAGGATGGCCGCCTATATTGCACCATCACGAAAGCATCCTCACCAATCGGAGCCGCTCTGTATTGCGGCAGCACATTCGTTCCGCCGTAAGTGTTCAGATATGCCACGATGATTTTAAATAGCTTCTGCTCGGCATCTTGAAAGGCACTAATGTCGGCCTCTGACGCTTCGAATTGTTCTACCATCGCAAGCAATCGTTCGAATCCTGAACTATACTTCACGGAATCCATCTTCGCATTGACGACCTTCGGATCAACGCCCCGGGAAGTTAAGAAGCTAGAAAGCAATCCTTCCAGGTAGGAGAGTGAACCGCCGAGATCAGGATTCGCGTTAGCATAACCGAAATCAGTTTCTACGGGGTTATTCGGATCAATCGGCAATCGAAGAACAAAGTTCGTGCCGATTTGAATATTGTTCGGGATCATATTCGACGGAGCTTTAAGCCACGCCTGACCGAATCCCTGCATCCTAACCACATTGCCAAGGTCTGTTAACGCTGCATTGAATTGAATGGTAAAATCAGTCAACGCCGCGCCCGATCTGACCCAGTATTCTCCGTCCTTGCCGCCGTTAATATCAACAAACGGCACGACCCCACCAATCGGATTCTCGTAAGACTCTGCTGGCAGGATGTTTCCCTGTTCATCCATCACGAAATTAAACAATGGCGACCACACCGCGGAGGCCTTGAGCCCAGCCAGATAATCGTCTTCATCGGCTATGAGTTCATTCATGCTGTCGCCGTCTTCGGTTACTTTGACATTCGCCATCGTGCGGTCGAAGCCGTTAATGATATATGCTTCGCCTTCTTCGGGATCGCTCGATGACGGAACCACATCGAGGTTGTGTGCGAGCAATGCCTGAACCTTTAACTTCCCGTTGCGTGGCACAATGTAAAGATGCACTTGATCTTGCAGCTTGAAATATTCATTCGCTTTCATCATTACCGTGTCGATTTTTAGATCATCATAAATCTGACGAATCACCGCCTCTTGCTCGTCGCTTAGATTGTAAAATGTTCTCGTCGGCTGCCTGCGATAGAGTGAGGCTTCTTTCTTCACGATCCGTCTAGCCAGGTTCACGCTTGAAACGATTGGCGTGTTCTGAATCGTGTCCCGTGAGTAGAATCCTTCTAGATATGTTTTGACCTGTTGCAAGATGCGATCTTTAAAGATTTCGAATTGTCCGAAACTTACTTTTTTTCGTTCGACATTCTCATTGCCTTTAGACTCTTCGATAATTTGTCTTCTCACGGTAGGATTTAACAGGTTCAGCATTTACATTCTCCTATAAGTTCCGATGGATTTTTCCCCAAGCCGGTTGTGTTCATGAACAACAGCGTACCCGATCGCCGTTGTAATATGTTGATAAGCTTTCGAGTCGTCCTCAATATAGTCTCCCGATTTCTTTAAAGATGACAACCGCATCCCATCGTGGGCCACTTTACACTGATTGTAAATGAACAACCTTCGATCTCCGGCCTCATTTAAGCAATAAGCGTTCACGATGTTATGCCTTCGCCTGATCGGTGGGTTTTCCCTTGGGACTTCCATCATTACATTAACGCCTGCATTTGAAAGCGCTCGTTTTATTATGTCATAATCCGAGACTATGCTTCTAGTATCTCTCGCCTGCCCCGAAGCGTCCCCGTGCACGATAACCCTTACGCCCTGCGTAAGATATTGACGACTAAGCCAGGATTCGATCGCGTCTTGGGTTCTAGCGCCCTGGATAACTACCTCATCGAAGAAATGCCATACGCCATTTATGAATTGGCCGGCGATGGATGACATGGGTTTTCCGTGGCCGATGTTAAAGTCAAAACTCAGAATAATCGGATGATGCGGGTTTATGTTGTACTGGAGTTTTAAAAAGTTTTGATCGGTGTCATAGGCTGAATAGATTCGGTCTTGATCAATCTCGATCCACTCGCCATAAATGTACCGCTGCGCCTCGCGTGGTGACAGGTCTTGCTTGAGTTGTTGAATGTAAACCGGATCAAGGAACGGGTTATCGGTTGTGACTGATTTGAATACTTTTCTCGTCGGTTGTGTTCCTTCAAGGAAATACTTATAAACCCAGTGGCCCGGGCCATCGGGGTTAGTGGCTGCAATGAGTATGTTTTCCTTGACGGTGGGAATCCTTCTTAGGCGTGCTTTTAGCGTGTCGAAGGCTTGCTTGTCGTCGTCGTTGTTTTCGGTGAGCTCCTCGAACACAACCATAGAAAGCTTGAGTGATCTTGCTTTCTTGTATTTCT